AGCGGCAGCACCAAATGGTTTTAATCCAGACACCGGTGAACCTAATCCTGCACCAGACGCAACCGCTGCTCCGGCAGCAGGAACAGCACCTGCACCGACAGGTACAACTCCTCCAGCAGGTGGCAAAATGACTGCCGCACAACAAGCCGCTTTAAAAGCTAAACTACAAGGCCAGCGTCAAGCAGGTAAAACAACTGCAACACAAACAGGATCTGGATTTAAAGATTACGTAGGTGGAAGTCCAAACTACAGAGGATTTGATGCCCAAGGAAACGCTATACCGAACAAAGTAATGCGTGAAAGTGTAGAATTCTACAGCAAGTTCTTAGGACAAGTAATTTAAAAGAACGGTAATCTTGTTTTTTTGGTAGTTTCGAGATTGTCTTTGATAATCCTACCAATAATCTCTAAGTCTTCACTCTCAAGTTCAAAAGCCTCAGATATAGTTATGCTACCACGCATAAACCACATCATCTGATAGATCTGATTCTTTAAGGCTTTTGCCTCCTTCTCCATCGACTCACTTAGCTTTTGAATTTCTTCTAAGCTAAGAGACAAAAGCCTTAACCGAAAAAATTTGATGGATCAAAGTTCAACGGAACTTCAATTTCTTCATCAGTGATTCCAATAGCTCTCATTTCGTCAGTGACTTTGATTTTTAAAGGTTTGATAGAGTTATGCTCTCTAAGGATATCGATGTGTCCTTTGACTTTATCAAAGATTTCTTTATCCACATTGTCCATAAACTCTTGGATGTGTTTACGATCACTAGTTCCACCACCCGAAGATTCGATATTAAAGATAGACTCTGTGATAACTCCTAGAGTCAGCTTGTTAAGTTTAGCAAAACTTTCTTTGAAGATCCTAATTTTATCTTCTTCTGCTACGCTTTCGTCATTGACAATTTGAATAATCTTTTGAGTTTCAAAAGTTTGTAGGGCACCCTGTGTCATAGTCTTATAGGTAATTGGACGAACATGTACAATTAAGTTTTCATTGATAGGTACAATAGGATCCCATGCAATGTTGTGCATTAACTGATCAACGACTACTCTCAAATCTAATTCATACTCGTAATCAACGTCAGAACCAAGTTTAATAGGTACACTCATCTTCTCACCATAGGTAGCAATACGAATAGCAATCAACAATACATCCATGTCGATGTTAGGAACTGCCCATGCATTCTTAATGTTAGGAACACAATGCTGAATTACATCAACAACTGCTTGACCGTTCATCAGTGCGTCTGGAATTTTTAGTTTTAACTCGTCTTGTGCAGTCATCGAGAACACAGGATACTCACCGTTTTCAGTTTGCTCCAGTGCACCGTTTTCCCAAAACTCTCCGTTGCTGGGCAAGCGAATATAAATTTTTGGCTGACGCATTTGTGCCATTAATGGGTTTGGGGCAATTTTGTGTGGTGTAACCATGTTTCGATTCTCCGATAAATAATCTAGTAAAACTCTGTGTATTATTTATATACGCATAGAATCCTGGAAAATAACAATGGCTGACGTAACTGGTAGAATAGGTGATCAAGATGTTGCACTAGATAATGCAGCCACAGAAGCGACCTTAAAAGATATCTTGGCGGCCTTAAAAGGGCAGCAATCTGCACTTTCAAAATTATCAGGTACCGCAGGACAAGCTGGAGTTAATCCGCAGGCTATTGCCGCAGCTAACAAAGGCTTACAGCAAACTGGAGTCGCTAGTCAGGCAGGTGCAGTAGCAGGTAAAGCCTTTGGCACAGTAATAAATGGATTATCAAAAGGTGCTATGCTGTTGGGCGGTGTACTTGGCGATATTGTAGCAGGTGGTATTCAGACTGGCAAGAACTTAATGGATCTTGCTGGAAAGATGCTAGACGGTCAAGGCAAGGTAAGCGATTTATTTGGTGCATTTAAAGACTTACCAGTTATTGGGGCAGTGGCAGGTCTGTTCCAAAAGTTAATGGAGATGCAGGAAGCTGAGTTAGAAGCGTATCGGCAAATTACCAAAGCAGGTGTAAACTTAGGAGGTGAGTTAGCCGACATTAGATTAACTGCTTTAGAAATGGGAACTACCCTAGAAGGCTTTGGTGCTATTGTTAAAAATAACTCTACATTGTTTGCACAGATGGGATCAACTGCTGATGCTGGTGCTAGGAGTTTTGTTAACTTATCTAAAGATATTCGTAATAGTGATGTTGGTAAAAATTTACGTGCTTTAGGTTATTCTATTGATGACATCAACGGTAGTACTGCAAACTACTTAAAGATAACTGGCGGTAGAACTTCTGAAGAAATGAAAAATACCAAAGCATTGGCAGCAAGTGCCGGTGCTTACATGACTCAGTTAGATATGCTAGCCAGCATAACTGGACAGAGTAGAGAGCAACAAGAAAAGGCTTTACAAGAAGCAACAGCAAATGCAGCATACGAATCTTATCTACAGACTTTAGATGAAGAAGGTCGTAAAAAAGCTACAGCAGCTATGCAAAACGCACTAGCAGTAGGCGGTAAAGGTGCAGCAGATGCATTGAAATCTCAGTTGATGGGATTGCCCCCAATGACTGAAGCTGCACAAAACTTCACAGCATTACTACCTAACGCTGCAAAGGGCGTTAGTGACATGGGTAATGCTGTTAAAGATACTAGTAAAGGTCTTAAAGATGTAAACAAGTCATATAGTCAAGCAGTGATTGGCAGTGCTCAAGATGCTAAAAATCTTGGCAAAGAACAGATGGCTGCAATGAGTATGACAGGCGGTGCTATGGCAGAAACTGCAATGCAGGCACAGAAGAACGCCAACATGTTAAACAGCAAACAAATCAAGTCAGCTGAAGATTTTGATAAACTACAAACAGATATTGCTACAAGTCAAGAAGCAAGACAGAAGAGTACTGCCGCAGCCGCAGCAGAATCTGAACAAGCATTTAAAAACTTAGGTGCGGAGTTAATGGCAGCATTGATGCCTGTTATAAAAGAGTTAACTCCAATTATGCAAAACTTAGCACAAGAAATGATGCAGTTTGCTAAAGACAACATGCCCGCAATTAAAGAAGGATTGCGAATGGTAGTAAATTTTGTTAAAGACTTGTTCTCTCCAGAAGGTAGAGAAAAAGTTGGAAAACAAATTGCAGAAGGATTGGGCAAACTATTGCAAATGGCTTGGGATAGTTTTAGTTTATTTGGAGATGGCAAGAAGGACAAAGCTGCAAGGGACGCATCTAACGCAGACTATCAATCAAGAAATCCCATTAGTGCAGATGGTATGGATTACAGTGCAGGCAGCTTTGCAGATGGCGGTGTTGCCTCAGGACCAAAATCTGGTTACATGGCAAACTTGCACGGCACAGAAGCAGTAGTGCCTTTGCCAGATGGGCGTAAACTTCCTGTTAATCTAGACATGAAGATGCCAGATTTCAAAGCAATTATATCCAATGAATTAAGTTCATTTGCAGCAGCAATGCAACAGATGAGTCCTGAAAAAACCAAATCTTCATCTTCTGAAGATATGTTTACTAGCATTAAAGATTCGATATTTGGGAAAAGTGAAACCAAAACAGACACAGCAACTGATTCACCTTCTAAAGATTTGTTAACAGAGATGCAACAGTTAAATAAGCAAACAGCACAAATGCTAGCCTACCTGCGTGATAGTACAGATTTCTCTAGAAGAAACTTAGATGCTATCAGAGGCCTAAACGGGAATCTATTAATTTAATTATGTCTTGGAAAAAATACTTTACACCGGTTAATACATCCGGAACAATGAGTCCAATAAGTGGTGGCGGAGGTGAGCGTCCAACTGGCAGTAGATTAAACTACAGCTCTTATCTTCCGGATGTTTATTCAGGACACCCTAATCGTTTAGAGCGTTACGGCCAATACGATACTATGGACAGTGACAGTGAAGTTAATGCTGCCTTGGACATTCTAGCAGAATTTTGCACACAATTAAACGAAGACAACGGAACACCGTTTGAAGTTTTCTTCAAAGATCAAGCAACGCCTACTGAAATTAAGATCATTAAAAAGTATCTGCAACAGTGGACTAAGTTGAATAAATTTCAGAATCGTATTTTTAAAATTGTTCGTAATGCGTTCAAATACGGCGACAGTTTCTTTATTCGTGACCCAGAAACTAATGCTTGGATGTATGTGGATCCGGGCAAAGTTGACAAAATTATTGTTAACGAAAGCGAAGGCAAGGAGCCCGAGCAGTATATTATTCGTGATTTAAATCCTAACTTTGTTAACCTAAGTACTACACAAATTGCTCCAGGTGCAACAAACTCTGGCCCAGCCACTCCTTACTCAGGTGGCGGCGGCGGTGCTAAAGGCATGACAGGAACGTATCCAACAAACATTGGAAATCGTTTTGGAGTTAATCAAACTCAATGGGCAATTGATGCAGAACATGTTGTGCATTTGTCAATGAGTGAAGGTATGGATAATAATTTTCCGTTTGGAAATAGTTTATTAGAAAGTATCTTTAAAGTTTATAAACAAAAAGAATTACTAGAAGATGCTATCATTATCTATCGTGTTCAACGTGCTCCAGAACGTAGAGTATTTTATATTGACGTTGGTAATATGCCAAGTCACCTTGCTATGTCTTTTGTTGAGCGTGTTAAAAACGAAGTTAATCAGCGACGAATTCCTTCAGTTACTGGAGGTGGACAGACTGTTATTGACAGTAGCTACAACCCGTTAAGTATCAACGAAGATTACTTTTTCCCGCAGACTTCAGAAGGTCGCGGTAGTAAAGTTGAGATTCTTCCAGGCGGTACTAACTTAGGAGAGATTGATGATCTTAGATATTTTACTAATAAGTTGTTTCGTGCTCTACGCATACCTTCAAGTTATCTTCCTACAGGGCCTGACGATGGAGGATCTAGCTTTAATGATGGTCGAGTTGGAACAGCCTACATCCAAGAATTGCGATTCAACAAGTATTGCGAACGACTCCAAAGTAATTTAAATGAAGTATTTGATTTAGAATTCAAAGGCTACATGCAGCGTAAAGGTATCAATTTTGATCCTAACGTGTTTGAATTACAATTTAATCCTCCTCAAAACTTTGCTGCTTATCGTCAAACTGAAATGGACACTGCCCGTATTGCCAGCTTTGGCAGTATTGTTGCAATCCCGCATATCAGTAAACGCTTTGCACTGAAGAGATTCTTAGGACTAAGTCAAGAAGAAATGGCGGAAAACGAAGAGCTATGGAAAGAAGAAAACGGATTAAGTGCAAAAGCACCTAATGCAAATGCAGAACTTCGTAGTGCAGGCATTACAGGAGGCGGAATGGATGGTGATGTAAGTGCATTAGGCCAGTCAGGCGAAGCACCTGAAGGAATGCCAGGCGGTCCAGAAGCCGCTGGCGGACAACCTGCTGCTGGAACAGCACCTGCACAAACTCCTCCCGCAGCATAATTTGGATAAATATCAACATGCTACTTAATGAATTCATCTATTTTAAACAAAACGAAGGCATGTCTCAGGATGACAGATATAATCCCCTCGAAGATAATATCAGCATTCTTAAGTCTAAAGACTTACGTAAGACTAGACTAACGTTAGGAATGATTAATAATTTAAGAAAAGCAGGAGACTCTAGAGAAAAAGAACAGAAAGAACATTTAGAGTTTGTTAAGATTATGTATGCAGCACCTCCTCCAGAAGCTGCGGCTGCAATGTAAACTGTACAGATAATTAACCTATCTAATCAATAAATATTTCTGTTGAACACTTCATTCCGGGCAATTATTCGCCTGTCTTTGTCAAGAACTGACCGTTTTTGGCCTATTTCATATAACTATTACATCTTGGCTGTAAATACATCGACAGCCTTGCCAATCTAATTAAAGGAGAAACCCGCAATGTCTAACAAGTTTGAACAACTATTAGATCTTCTAGTCAACGAGGAAATGGATAAGGCGAATGAATTATTCCACGAAATCGTTGTAGAGAAGTCTAGAGAAATTTATGAAAATATGATCGCTGAGGAAGCGGAGGAAGATGAAGAGATGGATGAAGCCATGGACTCAGATGAGGAAATGGACGAATCTATGGGCGATGATTTAGAAGAAGAAACTACACTTGAAATCGGCGGCGACGCTGGTGACAATTTTGTATCTGATATCGAAGACCCAGAAGCTATGGGCGACGAAGGTGGCATGGACGACATGGACGGCATGGACGGCGACCTTGGTGCTGAAGGCGAAGGTTCTGAAGAACAACGTATTTCTGATCTAGAATCAGAATTAGAACAACTAAAGTCTGAATTTGAAGCTTTAATGGCTGATGAAAAAGGCGAGCCAGCACATGATGACATGTTTGGTGGCGATGACGAAGAAGAAGCTGACGACGAAGAAGGCGAGGAAGCCGACGACGAAGAAGCCGACGACGAAGAAGGCGGAGAGTTTATGCGTGAATACGTAGAAACTGTTTCTGCAGGCCACGGTGCTGATAAAAAAGGCAAGGGCGAAGAAGGTGGAACAAACACCAAGAGCGTAGGATTGCAAAATCCAAAAGGACGCCCAACAACAACAGCATCTGCACATAACATCTTAGGTGGTAAGGGCGGAGAAGCTGGTATCAAAGGCGGAGAAGGCCTAGTTGGTGGACAAAAAGGTGAGTTCACTAAAGATCACTTGAACAAGCCAGGCGGCTACAAAGGTGATGCATTCGGTAAGAACAGTGCAGGGCACGGAGCTGAAGGTAAGAGTCAACGCGGTGAAGGCCGTCCAGTTGGTGCAGCTACCGGCGGTAAAGCAGCTCAAACAGGTGCTGTGAATACTAGATCCCCAGCGGACCGTATGCAATAATAGGAATTTAGGATGAGACAAATTCAATACCTAAGAGAAAACCTAAGTTTTGACCAGGCTAGAGTAGTCTTAGAATCTGACGACAAGGACGGGAAGAACCTTTATCTAAAAGGCATCTCCATTCAAGGCGGCATTCGAAATGCAAATCAGCGGGTTTATCCTGTCTCAGAGATTACTAACGCTGTAAAGACTCTAAATGACCAGATTCAAAACGGGTATTCTGTATTAGGTGAAGTTGATCATCCTGATGACTTAAAAGTAAATTTGGACCGTGTGTCACACATGATTACTGATATGTGGATGGACGGTCCTAATGGCTACAGTAAGATGAAAATCTTACCTACACCAATGGGCAATTTAATTCGTACTATGCTCGAAGCAGGCGTAAAACTTGGCGTATCTAGTCGTGGCAGCGGAAATGTCAATGACAGCACTGGCGAAGTAGCAGAATTTGAAATCATTACGGTTGATATTGTTGCTCAGCCTAGTGCTCCGGGAGCTTATCCTACACCAATCTACGAACACCTGATGAATAGTCGCGGTGGATCTAGAGCGTTTAGGGTGGGGCAAGAGGTTAAAGAAGATCCGAAGGCACAGAAGTATCTCCGCGAGGCGATGCTTAATATTATTAATGGGTTAAAACCCTAAGGAGACATAGCAATGTTGGACGCATTCAAACAGCTGGTCGAGAGTGGTGTAATGTCAGAAGACGTCAAGTCTTCGATTGAAACTGCATTTAATCAGAAGATCCAAGAGAATCGCGACCAATTAACTGCTGAACTTCGTGAAGAGTTCGCTCAAAAATACAGTCATGATAAGACTGTTATGGTTGAAGCACTCGACAAGATGGTTAGCGAGAGATTGGCCGTAGAAATGGCTGAACTTGCTGGCGATAAAAGAGCATTAGCGGAAGCTAAGGTTGCATATCACCAGAAAATGTCCGGGGACGCTAGAGTACTAGAGTCTTTCGTTCTAAGTCAGCTTGGAAAAGAATTGGTGGAATTCCAAAGTGATCGTCAAAAGGTCTCTGAGAATTTTACTAAGTTAGAGCAGTTCATTGTAACAGCTTTAGCACGTGAAATCAACGAATTTGCACAGGACAAACGTGAATTAGCCGAAGCGAGAGTTAAGCTAGTAAGTGAAGCCAAAGTTAAATTTGATGAGATCAAGAATAGATTTATCAAGCGTAGTTCCGAAATTGTAGAGAACACAGTCACTAAGACATTGAAGTCTGAAATCACTCAGTTGAGAGAAGACATCGATAGTGCTCGTTCTAACGCATTTGGACGCCGCTTATTTGAAGCATTTGCACAAGAGTATAGCACAAGCTATCTTAACGAGAAATCTGAAACAAACAAATTGTTAAGAGTTATCGAAAAGAAAGAGCAAGAGCTTGCTGAAGCAAAAAATGCCGCTACAGAAAAGACAAAGTTAGTAGAATCTAAGGACCGCGAAATTCGTGTTGCCCGAGATGTTGCTGCTCGTAAAGAAGTAATGGCAGAACTGTTAGCACCCCTAAGTGCTGACAAAAGAGAGATCATGAAAGAATTGCTAGAGTCTGTACAGACTGCAAAACTGAATGAATCATTTGACAAATACCTACCAGCAGTAATGGAAGGCATGAAGAAAGTTGCACCAAAGGCTAAACAACAGCCTAAAGAAATGCTTTCTGAAAGCACTGAAGTAACTGGAGATCGCGAAACAAAACAGCCACAGGTAGGCTTAGATAACATTTTAGATATCCGCAAACTCGCGGGTCTAAAGTAATTTAAATTCAAGGAGACATAAATGTCACAATTATTAAATGAAAGATGGTCAGAGACCAAAGAAGCTCTGCTTGAAGGCCTATCAGGTAACCGCAAGTCTTCTATGAGCGTATGCTTAGAGAACACTCGTAAGTACTTGGCTGAATCTGCAACAGCAGGAGCTACAAGCACTGGTAACATCGCGACTCTAAACCGCGTTATTCTACCGGTAATTCGTCGTGTTATGCCGACAGTTATTGCCAACGAAATCGTTGGTGTACAACCTATGACTGGCCCAGTTGCACAGATCCATACTCTACGTGTACGTTATGCAGACACATCGTCTGGTGACAGCGTAGTAGCTGGTGATGAAGCACTAAGCCCATTCAAGTTGGCTGCTGCTTACTCTGGTAACGGAGTTAACGCAACACCTAAGGCCCAAACAACTGCGGTCCTAGAAGGCCAAGTTGGTAAGCGTATGAGCATTCAGATCTTGAAAGCTCCAGTCGAAGCGAAGAGCCGTAAGCTATCCGCTCGTTGGACATTCGAGGCTGCACAAGATGCACAAGCAATGCACGGCATTGACATCGAAGCAGAAATCATGGCTGCTTTGGCACAAGAAATTACTGCTGAAATTGACCAAGAAGTTCTAGCTAGCCTACGTGCTCTTGGTACAGTTGAACAGACTTACGACCAAGCTGCTGTATCCGGTACTGCTACATTCGTTGGTGACGAACACGCTGCTCTAGCTGTTCAGATCAA